CGTGCAACCAAATGGCAAATGCTATGATATACACCCACAGTCGCCATATTGCCACCCGTGAAGTGCTGGTCAATCCTGATAGTTGCGGGGTTTCCGCAATCTTATCGTAAATCTGCTGTTGTATTTCTTCTAATGTTCTTGCCATTATGTTGTATATTTTAAAAAAAGGCGAAGTCTAACAATAACTTAAAGTTCGCACCCAGCGATGACCTTGCGGCCAAAATCGGGCGTCCACTTCTTAAAAGTCAAAGTCTAACAAGGACTAAACAGACCAAGTCTGACAACGCCTTATATTTTATGTCAATTGATAGCCTATAACCCCATCATATCCGCCACTTACATCTGTATGTGAGTTTACACGTATCTTTCCCAAAATGGGGGTTACATAGCTTATTCCACTCAAATCAAATCGCAACTTAAACCCTATGAATATTTTTTGGTTGATTCGTCGAACAATAGGAAACAAATGGACTTCCGAACTCATGGGGCTTCTTTTCCAAGAATAGCCACTTAAATATTTATCAAGCGTAAAATCATAGTACGCCCGCTTTTCATTTACCACAATCGCATTGACACGTTCTTGCACTTCAGGCTTGGTTTCCAGTGTCCAGCGATGGGGTCTTATTTCAAATTCATTTGTAATGTTGTTTGTACCTCTTTTGTATGGCTTGCGTCTGTACATCAATAGTGTTACCGAGCCCCCTCTATTTTTGAAGTCTTGAATCACTTCCCAAAAAGGAAATTCCACACCCAACAAATTGACCTTAAATGTGCCTTCCGGGTGTTCCCTTTTCACTTCCTTTTCACCCCAAAAAAATTGCAGTGGGTAAAATTGACTTTTATACTGATCATGTTTATGTGAAAAGCTATCTATTAAGCTGGCGAATTGTCCTTGCGTGGGTTTGTCGCCAGTTTCAAAAAAGGTCTTTAATGTATTGATGTCTGTAATTGCCATGTCTATTGTACTATAAAATTATCTTCGATTGCCCAATAGCCAACCCCTTCCAATACATCTTCTAATGTAACCAAAGGTTCTGCCGTTGCGGGCTTTATGCTTTTTCGCTTGTAATACCCCAAAACATCAGAATCCGAATAGGTGCTGTCCATAATGTTCAATGCACCACCAACGGGTAACACATCGGTAACATTAACATCATTATTAAACGCCAATTCAATCACAGCACGGGCATCGCCATATTCCTGTACGGCTATGTCCAAAAGATTCTGATTATGTATGGTTATGGTACTCATGCAGCTTTTTCCTTTAACTGTTTGCGTAATTCTGAATTCTCTTTTTTAAGGTTGGAAATGATGCGTTTATGCAAGCGGATTTCATCTTCCAACACTTTAATTTTACGTTCGTATAAGTCCACTACTTCGGCGAACTTCTTTTCATACCGAACCCCTAAATCATCCAATGCACTGCGGTATAATTCTACCACCTTACTGCCGTTGTCAATTTCTTTGGATTCGTTTTCAGCTTCCATCCCGTTGGCTTCTGCAATGCGCTTTCTTCTTTCAAAGAACCATCCTGCCAAGCCTGTACCGCCTAATAATGTGGCGATAATGGACATAATATTTTCGATTAAAAATTGCTTCATACTATTGCCTTTTAAAGTTCATGTTAATTCGGTTCTTCAATTCGTTGTAATTCTTTCCATCACGCTTGAGGTGTATTTTTACACGTTCCTGAAATTCGTTTGCATCTTCGATCGTTTTTTCCAACTGTATCAGGTTCGGCCCTAATAATGGATCACTTTTTAAATCGCCCTGATTTAATCTTAAAATAATGCCCACTTCTTGGGTAAGGCTTTCACCTACGGCGAAATCCCCATCTTTAAAAGTTAAATCGTCGTTGTTATCCAATAATATGTCCTTTTCGTCTGCCATGTGTTTATACTACTTTTCCGTTTCCTAAAGGGCCACCATTTGGTGGACATATACCCGTTACATCCCCAGCAATTATATAGGCATGTATTGCTGTTGCAATAGCATCGGCAACCTGTTCCACATTGGTAAATGTTTGCGGGTTACTAAATGCTACAATTAAACTTGCCTTTAAAACGTCTTTATCTAATGCCATTTCTATTCAATTAAAATGTTGTTTAAACGGTTTTTAATATTCGTGTCCACTTCTGTTTTTATCTGCGTGATAATTGGCACATTTGGGCTTACACCAATGGACACAACAATTTTGTTTACTTCATCACACAGTTTTCCGAATTGGGTCTGCCAGTCGTTAAATACAGTTTTCAGGCTTTCCCCACTTTGTTTGATAATGAAGCCATCTTCTTTGATAATCAATTCACTTTCGCCACTATACCACACGGCTTCTTCAAAGGCTTCGGCATCTATTAAAAAGGCAGATGCTTCCTGATTGGCTATAATACCAATCAAACACAGGCTTTCCGCTTTGGGTCTGCGGTAGAAACTACCCAAGCCCAATTGTATGTCATTGAATGGCAAATCATCTTGTATCCCTTTGGCGGTCATTGTTTTTTCGTCCCAGTTCACTTCTTCAACTTTGCACCACTGGGTTTGCACTTTGACTTGCTTGTGGATGCTTTTCCCCAATAACTGCCCAAATTCCTGTATGTTCTTACCTTTTTTCATTTATGCTGTTACACGTCCACCCAATTTGATTTCTTGCCTGTATCCTTCTTTACTGAAGGTTTTATTAACCCCTTCGATATAATACACCCCGTTACGGTCTGTATATAATCGACTTTCTAAATCCACCTTTTCGCCATGATGAACCGATGGAATACCAAAAGCGGTAAAACTTCCGTCGAAGCCATCTGCTTTTTTAGTGTCATAATCGGTTTGCGCTTTTCGTTTTAAATCATCCAATGCAATCACTTCGTGTCCCGCATAATTCAGCTTATACACGTCGCCACCTTCTTCACCGATTTTAAATTCTGTTTTTTGCCCTTTAATGATGGCACGGGCAATAATGAGTACCTTAATATCATCCCCACGACGGTACTGTAAATTGTTGCTTACCGCATTGCGTTCTAACTTGAAAATATGGGAAGGCACTGCCGTATCATCGGCATAGATTTTCCCACTAACAAGTTTGCCATCTTTGAAATAGCTGTAAATACTTTTTTCCTGTTGCAACTTTTCCAATACCTGACTTACGGTGGTTTCTGAAAATCGAACCGACCCCAATTGTTCCCCTTCGTTGGCATCAATATCGTAGCCCGGTAATAAGTCTTTTAAAAGTTTATCAAGGGTTACATTTCGGTTACTGTAATTCACGGGTATTTGCTTGAGTTTCCACATTTCATCTTCACATTTTAGTTTAATGGGGATGTCTGCGGACACTTCCGTGATGTAGCCTTCAAATTGCTTTAGGTTTATGCCATTATATCCAAGTTCAACCATAATCTTATCGCCACGTCTTATCATATTGCGAACTTCTTTTCTATCATAGGGCTTTTTTAATATCTTTCTTGGCAATGTGATTGTAGCTTTATCAGTTAATAATTGCCAGCTACTTTCAATGCGTACACTTTCCAATTTGAAAAGGATTATTTCTTCCCGATATTGGGTTTTAGGAAGAATCAATTTACATGTCATTGTATATGTACTCATTCGATTGTTAATTCTAAAATTTGATCACTTACTGCATTAATCGTAAAAGGGATAACATTTGGTTTCCCTTGTACTTGTGGCACTTCAATGCTTTCAATAACAATGCTGTTAATCTCTTTATCCGTAAACAATTGCCCACTTACATTGATATTGTCTGATAATTGTTCCCACTGTAATAGTTCTTGTAATTGTTCATAAGCGGTGCTGTTGGCTTCGTTTAAACACAATCCCTTAATGCGTATCTTCCAGTCATCAAAACCAAATATTTCCTTCACTGTTCCTGTATCTCCTAATACATTGGTTTTGGTTACATTTTTAGCCCTTCTAAAATCCACCAAAGTAGCTGGTGGAAGGTAAAAGTCAGATAACCTTATTTCTTCCAATTCACCATCAACGGTGAAAGTGTTGTATGTTCCTTTTTTAAACTTGATTGGGAATAATATGGGTGTTCCCAACCAACTCATGCGATTGGCTTCTTCATCAGGCTTTACACTAATTCCAGTAAATTCCACCCCATTTCTTTGTGTTGGGTTAATAGACTGCGGAATGTACACAGGCGAATTCTGACCGAATGCCAACTGAAAAAGTTCCGATAAATTATACCTTATATCTGCCATTATTGTATTGCTATTACACCGTCCCGTAGTCGGTCATTAATTAATCCCACCACCTGATCGGCGATGTCTTGTAAATTCAAATGTGATGACACATTGAAATAGTTGTTTACTTCCAAATTCTGTGTTATGGTTTTATTGCCCCCTGAACCATTGCCACTTCCTGAAATATTTAATTGACTGCCTTTACCTTTACCACTTCCGGTGTCTGCACCTGAAATATTACCCAAGTTCAATCCTAAACCGCCCTTTAACCCGTCTTTGGATACATCGTTGCCCAATAAATCATTTAAGCTGTCGTCAATTTCGACCTTGCCTTCTTTTTCAGCTTTCTTCTTTGCCTTACGTTCTTCGACTTCCTGCTGACCCTTTTCCATCCCTTCTTCGTAGGCTTCCGTCGCTTCACTAAAAAATCCTTTTAACCATTTCCATGCTTTCTTAATTGCACCCACAATGGCATCTATTACGCCCATCACAGTGTCGTATATCTTTTCAAATACACCAGCAAAAAAGTCGTATATTCCACCGAATATCTTTTGGAATAGGTCTTTTATAAGTAGGAAGGATTTTTTTAAGAAGTTCCATACCGAACTGACTACCGAAGACACTACATTCCAAATACCTACAAAGACACTTTTTATGATATTCCACGCCCCGATAAATACGGATTTCCAAAACTTCCACATTGTGGTGAAGTAGGCTTTTATAATGTTCCATAAGCCAATGACTATGGGTTGTATAAAATTCCAAATCTTACTAAAGACCAATTTTACCACATTCCAAACGCCGTAAATATGTCCCCTGAACCAACCGAAATTGTTCCATAAGTATTGGAACAGTGGAATTAATAAGGCGATAATGGCTAAAATCCAACCAACTACCGGAATGGCTTTAATGGCCAGGCCAACGGCACGAATTGCACCACTGAAGGTCAATGTCGGTGCGGTAGCCCCTGCGGTAGCTGTTCCCACCGCACCCGTAGCCGTAGCCAATGCAGCGGATGAAGCTGCACCCACACCATTGGATACTGCCAATGTATTGGTTACGGCTCTACCACGTATTAAATTGGTAATCCATTTTGTTTTGAATATGGTGGAAAATCCTTGCGTGATGGATTTCCAATTGGCAAAGGTTTGCATCCCAACCCCTGCGGCCTGAACAAAAGGCAATGCGTGTTGTGTGGCATTAAAAAAGGAAATTCCGATGTCATTTAATCGGGCTTTCCATCGTCCCATCCTTTCGGAATAAGTAGCCATTTTAACTTCTGCCTGTTCATACGCCACATTGGTATCCGTGATTTTTGTTTGCAATTCGTCTTGAGCATCAGCACTTCTAACCAAAATATTGGCGGCTGCCGCATTTTCTACCCCAAAGACCTGTGCAAATATGGTGGCATCGGCTTGGGCTTTTCCTAATTCACGAAGTCGTGTGGTAAATGGCAAGCTGGTATCCGAAACGATACGCATATCAACCCCATAACGGCGTAACTTTTCCGCAGCTTCTTTTGGGATAATGTCTTCGCCCGACATTTTACCCAACACATTACGAAGTGCCGTTCCTGCTTCTGCACCAACTTTTCCACCCCGTGCCAATTCTTGAATGGCCGCATTGGTTTCTATAAAACTGACTTTCGACTTTGATGCTTCTACACCTGCCACTTTGATGGCGGCACTAATGTCGGGTACTTCTGCCGCACCTTCTTTTGCCCCTGCGGCCATAACATTAATCATTCGATCCATTTCTTTTGCCGCTTCGATTGGGTCTTCTAAATCGACCTGAAATTGAAGCATTGAAGTGGTTGCGGCATCAATGGCAGCAGGCAAATTATTATCCATTGTTTTGGAAAGGATAACCCCACTTTTATTCATTAAGTTTAAGGCTTCCTGATTTTGTGCAATTTCAGGGCCAAGTCGGGAAAGTAATACTTTGTAATTATTTAATGACCCCGAAGCACTTCCACCAAATTCAATGGCGGACTTACGAGCCTTGACGCCTAATTGATCTAATGCTTCCCCTGTTACCCCTGTGATGGCTTCGACATCTGCCAAGCTGTCTTGGAAGTCGATACCCGGTTGGCTGGCTTGGGTGATTTGATTGGTAAGGTCTTGAACACTTTGGCTGACAGCATAGTAGTCTATCGCACTTAATTGCTTGGAAGTTTCTTGCAGTTCGGATACAGTTTTATTGGCCGCTTCCCCTGATGACTGTATGTCCCTTAGTGGGGCGGATGCTCGGTTGATAACCTCTAATATCCATTGCGTAACTGCATTTACTCCCATTTATAATATTATTGTTGTAACTGTTCAAAAACCTTGTTTATAATTTGAATTAAAGCGGATTTAAAAGCCACTTCAAAACTTTTCACTTCCACCGCTTTAGCATAGGCATATTCATTAAATAACTTTGCCCACTCGTCATCGTCCAATTCAGTGGGGTCAATTCGATAGTGATACCGTATAATGGCGTTTATCTTACTGACCCACTGCGGATCGCTGTCTTTATCTTCAGGATCGAGCCTAAAGCGGTCTAATGCTTTTTTACCTTAATCTTTCTTTGTGTGGTTAAAGCTGCGATTTCCTGTAATACGGTCAAGTACACATCCCCGTCCAGTTCTATGGCTTCCATATCACCACCCAGTACACAATTGCTGATAAATATTTTATTGGCAGCGGATATGTCCTTATCACCAGCTTTGGCAACGGCTTCCATCACATTACGTCCGGGCTTGCGAAGTACATATCTAAATGATCCGTCTTCGGTTTCCAATTCTATATCGTGAAGTCTTTTTTTGCCGTATTTGGCTTCCCATTGCTTGCGCATTTCGGGTGTGATGTCTGCGTAGGTTTGATATTCTTTATTTTTCATTGAATCCCTTTTTAAATTACATTCCATTCAATGTGGGATACCAATAAATCATACTTATACGATATTGTCCCCTCATTGTTCTTTGTTTCCACACCGTTCCCCATAAATTCGCAATTACGGATACGGTCTTTACGGATAAGTCCGTTTTTGTCTTCGTATTCCACTGTAATGTCGAACACGTCAATGTCCTGTATGCGTTTTCCTGAAGGTAAAGCCGAAATAAGCCCGTCCACTTCTTCCTTGTACAGATTAATGGATGCTTTAGCTTCGTAATTCCCTTCACCACGCCCCACAGGTTTTGAACCTGCACCCCAAGCGTTTTCCTTCTTGGTTTCATCGGTGTAGGACAGTTCTGTGATCCCTTCTACATCACGCCCCAAAAGATTGACCGTGATGTTATTCCATCCGGTCATTTTACCGAACTTGTTAATTATTGTTGCGTCTGTTGCCATGATTATTGAATTTGTTGTGTGTAACCTAAATCGACCTCGAATTCGTGTACAATATCATCCTTCACCACCTGTGCTTTGACCTTGAGTGGGTCGTCTTCACTTAAATACTGGTTCGGGTCTATATAAATGTCAAATCCGCTTATTTCATCGTCGATGATCATTTGTTCCAAAGCCTTATTTAAAAGCCCCTGCCATCTGCTTACAGTGGTGCTTTTGATAAAGCCTGTTTGTGGGTCTTTTTTAACCACCCCTTTCACTTCGGGAATCAGGGTTTGTC